AACTCTTTCATAGCTTTCAAATTTGCTTTTACATCACCCTTATACAACTCTTTATCGGTAAGTTTTTTATTTTTCTTAGGCTTATCGTCTCCGTATGTAGATGATAGCGGCTTGCTTAAGTCTCTCATAATATTGCAAAGATACTAATATTTTCCTTTACGATTTTTTGGAGAGCTTTTTGTAGAACCTCCCGGTCCTGCCCATAGCTTTTTGCAAGACCAATACCTTGCAGTTAGCTTGCTCTTAGCCGTGCTACACTTATGTCTTGCTCTAAATGACTTACGAGCAGCAGGAGAATAGTTATGACCATAGCCCTTAGCACCAAAGTGAATTAACTTCTCCTTGCCACCCTCGCAGGCTTTAACCATTTTCTTCTTTCCTGCCCTGTCGCTTCTCTTTACGACATTGCATTTCATCTTACTCTTATCAGCCATTTATTTTTTTTCCTTTAACAAGAACCTCTCTATAAGGTTCAGTATGAGTATGTGCACATAGAGGACAGTTATCAACATCAGATTTTATCATCTGCAATATTTTAGAAATCTCTTTCTCTCTCTTTATGCGCTCATTATTTGAATCAACTTGAACATCTACTAATTTATTATTTAATACAAGTATCTGCTCTCTTTGTTTATTCAACTCATCATAAACCTCGTTGCAATCATTCTCCTTAATTAAGGACGGACCCAATGAAATCAATACTATACTTAGCAATACTATTAGTAACGCAAGTATCCTTTGACTTTGTGTGAATCTTCCTAATATCTCTGAGATATATTTAAACATTACTTCTTCTTACCCATCTTATAAAAGAATTCTTCCATTGAATTTTTCTTTTTTTCAATGTCCTTTTTAGATGGTAGTCCTAACATTTCAGGCTTTCCTTGAGTCTTCTTGTTTGCTGCTGTAAAATATGGTTTTAATACTTTTTTCATTTTCGTTTTTTTCTTATTGGTGATACTTTCTTTCCTCCTGCACCCTGCTTACCTATCCTCTTCTTCTGAGCCTGCTTCTTCTTTAACAAACTCTTAGACATCTCAGACTTGGTTACGGGTGTCTTTGAAGACACTCTCTTTGATGGTCTGCAATACTCGCTCTTTCCGCCTGTCCCACAGGGCTTGCCTGTACGGGTGTCAATCCACTTCTCAGCAGTCCACCTCTTTAGGTTAGAGCCTGCCTTGGTCTTTCGTACCTTGCCCTTAGCCTTACGACACTTAGCCGTAGCCTGAGCTGCACGAGCCGACCACTTGCCGTAGCTCTTCATTACCTTTTTATAGCAAGCGTCCTTTGGCATTATCGTCTACTCCTGTTGTTTCTCTTACGCTGTAATCGGGTTCCTCTTCCAAGAAAACTACCTCCAAATCCCAAACGTCTTGTACCTGCTACTCGTCTTCTCCTTGGACCGCCTTTTTTACTCCAAGTCATTTCCTTTCTTTGGAATCGCTCCTCACTAAAGTCAGGCATTGCAGACGCACTAAGTTGCTTCTTCCAATCAGTCTGCTTATATGGGTTAGATGTTTTCTTTGAAGATTTGGTCATATTGCGTATCTTTACACCACAAAGTTACGAATTTTTTTTTTATGAAAGATTACCTCAAATATTGGAGACCCGTTAGATATTTTGTGCAGTCTAAGTATAATCTCTCCGCACCCGACTTGGAGTTTTTACTCTTCCTTAGAAGTGAAAAGTATTTCGATAAGAATAAGTTTGATGAGTTCAATGAGCTTATCTCGTGGGATAAGAATAGATTCGAGAGCCTAAGAGAAAGAGGTTGGATAGAAAAGTTTAGAAACGCTAAGAATGGAAAGAGGGCTGTATACAAGCTCTCATACAAAGCCAATCGTATGCTTACCTCAGTATACAAAAAACTTGAGGGTGAAGAGATTCCCGAATCAGAAGGGTCGAACCCTCTCTTCAGAAATAATGTCCCCTATATGGACAAGGTCTATCGTAACTTTATCAAGCGTATGAACAAGTTTACAAGACAACAACGATATCACGTAGACTGATTACAGTATACTGCCTCTCGTCTATTATCATCGTATACCCTGCCCTTGAGTCATAGTACACAAGGTCATCCGCTAATACATTCGATACATCCGTACCTACCGCATTAACCTGAGCCTTCTTATAGCGAAGCTCCTTTGCGTCATTGCTCGATAGCAATAATCCTGAGTCGGTCTTAATCTCCTCTTTGATTTCAGTTACTAAAATATATGGTCCTATTGGTTTCATATCTAATCTATTTCTATTCCCTTCTCCGGGTCGTACAAGTCTAAGTGGGTTTCCGTCCTGTTGTATATCAATACCGTGTCCACATCGCACTCCTCATTATGGCAGGATGCGTTTGATACTATACCACCCTCAGCCTCTTCGCCCCAATAATCCTCAGAGTCGTGGTCTCCTCCCCATATCATCTCTTTTTTGCAGATTGGGCAAATCATTTGTCTTCGTATGTTCTCGCCATCGTGATGATAGCATTGGTTGATAGAAGGGTTACCGCAACTGACACCGCATTCTGCAATGCACACTTCGTAACCTTTACCGGGTCGATAACACCCATCTCGTACATATCTCCATACTCCTGAGTCTTTACGTCCTGTCCGTGGTTAAACTCATCACTAATCCGTGAGCCTCCTACAGTCAGTCCTGCATTCTCATATATCTGCAACATTGGAGCCATCAAAGCCTTTGATAGTATCTTACCCGATACCGTGCTCGTGTCAATTCCCTCAGCCATCTTGTACAAGGCAACGCCTCCTCCGGGTAGTATACCCTCCTCAAGTGCCGAACGTACCGCACATACCGCATCGTCAACCCTGTCGTATAACTCCTTCTGCTCAAGGTCAGTATTCCCACCTACATAGATGACACCTACGCCACCCATCAATGAGGCTATCCTTGACATTATAAACTCTTTGTCTGCCTTCTTGGTTGAATTGTCAGCAGCAATCTTTAGCTCCTCTGCTCTACTCTTAATCTCATCCTCTAACGTATTGTCATCTTTTATCACAACCGTTGAGTCTGTCCCTACCACAACCCTTGATGCGTGTCCCAAGTCAGCGAACGTCATATGGCTTAGGTCATCTCCCGTCTTCTCACTAAAGTACGTTGCACCAACGCTTATCGCTATGTCCTGCATAAGCTCGTGCTGCTTGTATCCAAAGTTTGGTGGCTGTATCGCACATAGCTGTAAGTTACTCTTCATAACATTCGCAGCTAATGTGTTCGTCACATTTGACGATGTCGGGGCTATTATCAGTAGTCGCTTGTTCTCTTGGATAATTGGTTTCAATACCGTCTCAATCTGAAGTATGTTCTCAATCGTTGCATCTGATACCAAGATGAATACGTCCTCAAGTACACACTCGTCCTTCTTTTGGTCGTTCACAAACAATGGGCTTGCATACCCTCTGTCAATCTTGATACCACTCGTAGCCTCATAGTATGTCTCAGAGGTCTGTGACTTGTCAACCGCAACAACACCGTGCTTGCCTAATTTCTTGTACACCTCAGCGATGATGGAGCCAATCTCCTTGTCATTGTTCGCTGATATGGTAGCCACATCCTTTAGGGTTGACTTGTTTACCTTACGGCTCTTCTTCTTTAACTCGCTTACAATCTTCTCGGTCTCACGTACGATATCTCTCAATACCATAGTCTTGTTGTGCTTACCATCGTTCAAATGCTTGTAGGCTTCTTTTACGAGTGCCTCAGCCAATACTATGGCTGTTGTGGTACCATCCCCTGCCTGAGTCGCAGTTCGTTCACTAGCCTCCCTCATAATGCGTACAGCGAGATTCTCTGTAGCGTCAAGGAGTGATACTGACTTGGCTACTGTTACACCATCTTTGGTAACCGTTATTCCGTGTGTGTGTTGTGGGGACTCGATAAGTACAGTCTGACCTGATGGTCCTAATGTTGACTTGACCGCATTTGCTAACTTCTCAATACCTGAGAATAATCTTTCTCTACCATCTTCATTGAACAATAAGTTCTTGGGAGTGTATCCGATTTCTGACATATAATTTTAGAGTGTATTTAATTCGATTGCAAAGATACATAAAAATATTTACTTAGGGTAATACCAAAGTTGGGAATATTCCCAACCACTCCCAACAATCCCAACAATGCTCAATGTAAAATTTCGGTTCCCCTATAGTAGTAGTAGTAGTAGTAGTAATATATATTTTTACTTATAGAACTTTTGAAAGAAAAAATAAGCATTTTAAACACTACTATTGATAGTCAATAAGTTAGAAGAAAAAAAAGAGCATAAAAAGAGCATTGCTATGTAAAAAACAAACACAAAAAAAGGGAATCGTTAAATTCCCTTAAAATTAACAACACAAAAATTATAGGTTTACATCCTATAAAATCCCTCTTTGGCTTCAGCAAGACTAATTCCGTCCGCTATCATATCAACTTTCTTTGCTCGCTTCATCATCTTTTTGACACTTGCAGCTTTCGCAATTCCGGTTACACCGTCTTCACGGTCGTTAACTAATCTACCGCCCTCTACTCGAAGACCGCCCATACTTTTATACTTAAACATTTTCATAATATCAACTTCTTACTATAACGATACTCAACAACCCTAAGAACAATGTTAACTCACTATAGTCATATTCCTCTGTCTTTCCATAGTAACTCCATCCCAATGCGAAGCCTATGAATATACGATTGTGTATTGATATCTTATAACTCATATGCAAATATAATACATTAGTTGTATATACTATTTGGGTAATATATAGCATACAGGCAAGCTACCCCAAACCGAAACCGAAAATAAAAAAGCAGGTGGGGGGTGTGTTTGTATTGTTGCATCCCGATTTTTTGGCGTTTTATCTGTGGGCCTGTGGGCCTGTGGGCCTGTATACCTGTTGCGCAGGGCACACCGTATACCGTATCCCTGTATATATGCATACCTGTTCCCCGTACACGTTCACGTATCCCGTATCCCGTCCACATTCCCAAGACAAAATATATATTTTAGCTTACATACCTTGAAGGAAGACTTAACCTATGACCGCAATTTTGCAGGCATAAACGAATGAAGGTAAAAAATACACAAAAAAACTTTGATTTTTAAATAGTTGATTGACAATGAATTACAAAGTATTATAATAAAAAACTAATTTATTTTGCAAAAAAACTTGTTTAATTGAAATCTGTAAATGTATATTTGTATCAACAAAACGGAATAGCACACTCGATTATTTGGCAAGGCCTTCTGTAGTTCATTGACGTATTAAAATAAACCACTTACCTCGCACCTTAGACAATAGGTGCGAGGATTTGGCGATATATGACAAACACAGATTTTAAAGCAAAAAACAAAGCAAATCAAAGCAATTTCAAGAAAGCCATTGTATGGCTAAAAAAGTACAATGAATTCGATAATTTAAGAAACATTTCCGATAGTGAAGGTGATGAGAAAGCCTATAATAAATGGGATAAAAAATGCGAAAATTCATTCGATAAGTACTTAGCTTATTGCGATGAATTACCAAAATATGAAGTTAAGAGAATAGAAAAAAGCGAATTATACTAACATCAAAAAAACCCACAAACAATAGCCCTATGCCGTTTGGTATAGGGCTTTAGGTAGTATATGACAAACACAAATTTAATAAACGACTACACCGAGCAAATCAAAGAATTAATTTTGCACAATGAGATTAATGACATTGATACACTAAATGACCTAATTTTTGAAATGATAGACAGCGATGAAAATGTAATTTACACTTACAAAGCAAAGCAAATAAGCGGAATAATAGGTGAATACGATGCCTTTGACACATCCGATATAAGCGGTGAAAGGTTTAACAATTGGTCTCAGGTAGCCTTTGAAAATATATACCATTTAATATATAATGAAATAGACCTTGAAAGTCTTTTAAACGCTTAATTGTTCTAAACTTAAACTAAAAATCTTACCCGTACATCTAAATTGGTGTACGGGTTTAGGTAGTAAAAAAAATATAAGATTATGAGAAAAATAACACAACAGTCAGTAGATGCATTTATGAATGGAAAGAAATTCAACAAAGGGAATATGTCCGTAGATGTGTTGCCAAATGTCACAGTATTAAAGTTACACGGAAACGAGATAGCTTATAGGTATAATGACCCAAAAAACACCATATCAATAACTAATTGTGGATGGCAAACAAATACCACAAAAGAAAGACTCAATGGTATACCAAACGTAAGCATATACCAAAAGGATTTTCAATGGTATTTGAACGGCAAAAAATGGAATGGGAAATTAATAAATATTTAGTTATGGGAGTAATTGTATTAATATTCATCGTCAATTTTGCACGTTTAATTGTGTTAAACTTAAAGTAAAATCAATACCCACAAATCTAAATTGGTTTGTGGGTTTAGGTGGTAAAAAAAATATAGAAATTATGACAAAAGTTAAAAAAGTAGTATTCACAAAGGGAACAACATCTTTGTAGTAAACAAAGGTAAAACTTCCAACAAAAAAATAACGGATGGCAGCAAAATTGTGCAAACGTATACATTTAGTATGGCGCAGTGGAAATTGGCAAACACGCAAAAAGGGTTTGGAATGAAAGTATTTTTTGCATTGGATAAAGACAATTGTTTGGACTGTCCCTTTTCAATGGGAAATGGAAATGGTGGATGTTACACCCATAAATTTAATCAATATGTAGGTTTTTTATCTATGCTTAGAAGCATACCAAAAGAAGCACTAACCGAATTAAATGAGCAAAAGTATAGAGACATAATGGATATGTCACATAAAAGTTATGTACGTTTTGGGACATATGGCGAACCTTCGCTAATGCCAATTGAATTGGTCGAGTCAATGTCTCTTCTGAGCAAATCTTGGACGGGATATACTCACCAATGGAGCAAAGATTGGGCAAATGATTTTGGTAAATTCTTTATGGCATCTACACATAATCAAGAAGAAGCAAATGCAGCAAGCAAGATTGATTTTAGAAGTTTTATAGCGACAAAAACAGGCAATGAAAATGCCATAGGATGTCCGGCAAGTAATGAAATGGGTTTTATAAGTAATTGTGCCAAATGTGGTTTGTGTAGTGGAACTGAAGGCAAAGGTAAAAAGGATGTAAAGATATTAGAACATTAAGATTATGAGAGTATTAGAAATTAAAATTTACGGAATTGAAGAACATCCAAACAAAGAAAAATGTTTTGATTGGATTAGAGAAAATTGGCACGATTTGAATGCTACATCTGTTGATGAATCAATAGAAAGTATTAATGCATTACAGATGAAAATTGGAGGAGATGTAGACTATTCAATTAGTCAGTTTCCAAACAGGGGAGAGTACATAACTTTCAAAAATTATGACAAAGATTTGCTTTCGGAATTGGACGCGAATGAATGTCCGTTAACAGGTATTTGTTGGGATGCATCTTTGCTTTTAAGTATGCAAGATAATGGTAATGCAGATGGATTGATGAGAGATTTGCACAATGATTCAGATTATGTTTACTCAGATGAAGGATTAGAAGAACTATGCATAGCAAATAGCTACGAATTTAACGAACTTGGCGAATGTATCTAACAAACCACACCACAAACAATAGCCCTACATCACTTGGTGTAGGGATTTAGGTAGTAAAAGACAAAAAATATTATGACAAATTTAAAAGTAACATCAAATCAAAGTAAACGCACGTTCACGTTGCGAATGTATGACAATGGCAAATGCCATTCAAAGTATCGCACATTGCGATTCTCAAAGGATGAATTTCAAGATATGGAAATGAACACAGAAAGTGATTGGAAGTATTTTTTGAAAACTACAAATAATTATTATTCAGTATAAAATAAATTAGGTTATGTACAATTTAGGTACTAACTTTGCATAAATTAATAACAAAAAGACAAAAAATATTATGAGAAAATTAATTAAAATTACCGAGAAGTTTTTAATAGCAAATGCATTGCTATTTGCATTCATCAACGCAGCGAGATTGATTGTATCAATGGCTGAAGACGTTAGTAACGACATCTTTACGATGGTATCGTTCACTATCGCCACCTTGTTCGTCTTATCCCTTTTGGGAGCGATTGTATACCTTGTATTACCTCAAAAAAGTAAGTAAGATGAGCAGAAATAAAATAATAGTAGAATGCTTCGAGCATTACGATGACGTAGATGGTGCAAGCTATTTCGCAGGCACCATATTAGTTGAATCTAAGACATTCAAGCGTGAGTTCTTGATGCCATATCAAAGGGCAAAGGGGATAGGCTATCAGACAGAGGCAAAGCGAATCTTAAACCAAGCAAATGTATTGGACGCAAAGCACGGATGCACGTTAGGTAAGTTCTGTATGGACAATGACATTGAGTACTCAGCTAACATAGAAATGGACTGCACACTTGAGGAAGTAAGGCAAGTAACAAAAGATTATAATAAAAGAATAGATAAAAATAGGTAGATATGACATACACAATAACAAAAAAAGGAAATTTAATGCTGACATTCAGCAGCGTATTGGGACTTGAGACATCTATGTCTCCGATGGTTGAAAGATTGGGAGAGAGCATCTCAACAATGGAATTGTTTACAGACGATGATAATGTACCATCAATGATTGAATGGGATGTTGAAGAATTAGAAAGAACAGAGCATATAGGACTATGGTTTGAAGGTAAAGAATTGGTAGACTACGATGGTGTATTTGAACTACCAATAGAGGCAGCAAAGCTAATCCGAAAGGGAGGATATAAAGTACCATCAGATATGCTTTAACATAGACCTTACACCCCATCGAAGCCCCACCTTGATTCAGTTCAAGGGGGGATGAGGTGGTAGAATTTTTTATCATCCATCTTGCCTCGTTACCTCTTTTGGTATCGAGGTTGAGGTGGTAAAAAGATATTATGAAAAGTAAAATTAAATCAAGAAAAGTACTTATGGACGCAGGTTATTATGTAGGTAACCTATGGCACATTGACGATGTTCAAGACAAGTTTAAGGATGTATCCGATGACGATGCACAAGACATACTCGATGAGGTGTTAACGAGCGATTGGATAACAGAAAGAATCCAAGAGAGGATTTATGACATTGGGAATGAAAGGGGATACAATGAGAGAAACTAAAAGAATGTACAACGTAAGGTATGCGACCAAGTTTATTGAGGTTGTATCTGCACACTCCAAGTGGGAGGCAGAGGACAGAGTATACCAAGAGAATAAACCAAGATATGCTTGGATAAGTAGGGACAAATTAAAGGCAACAGTAAAGAGATGATGTATACATTAACAGACGGCAGATTAGATAGCGTACAGATAGAGCATACCTTTGATGTGCGTGAGATTGAGGATGATTATTGGGTGGAGAATATTGACACAATATTATTTATCAATGGCATTGATTTCCCAATAGACCTATCCTATGATGAGAAAGGTATTGCACTAAAAGATATTGAGGATTTCATTAGAGATAACGTAGATGATTGGGAGTTCTGTGGAACAGATTAAAAATAAAATTATGGAAAATAAATTAAATAAAATTGAAAAAGATGTAGAGGAGTTAAAGAATCTCCTTATCAAGTTTCTTGCTGAGGCAGAGACAGAGAGTTTAGATGAACGATGGAGTATCAAGAGGTGCTATGAGTACCTTGGATGCAGCAGAAGTACGTTCAACATTAAGCTAAGACCACAGATTACTGAGTACAAAGAGAAAGGTAAGGCTGCGAGGTATAGCAGTAGTGAGATTAGAGAGTTAAAGAAAAGTCTTGAACAGGCTAAGGTAAGAAAGGTACAAGCAGCACGATGAGAGGACATAAGAAAATAAGAAAGCAGAATAGGGTAGCGTTCGGTATGATTACATACGTATTGGCACTATCTCTACTCTTGCCGATAGGATTCGGTACATTAACTATAACTACACCATACGTAATGACGATGTCATTTATGATAGGTGTATCATTCACAATCTTTATCGCAAATAGCATATGAAACAAGTAACAACAATAGTAATGGCAACATTTGGCACACTACTCTTATCATCCATTGGGAATGATTTGAAATCATTGGAGCCAACATCAATACAGACTGAGCCAATAGAAGAGGTAGCAGAGGTAGTGGTATGGGATAGCTTTGTAGCAGCAGTCATCCAAGTAGAGAGCAGAGGCAATGACAATGCATACTGCCGTAAGGAAGATGCCGTAGGATGCCTACAGATACGCCCTATAATGGTGCGTGAGGTTAACAGAATCCTCAAGCTAAACAACATACAGATGCGATACACCTTGAACGATAGGTGGAGCAGAGTAAGGTCGTTAGAGATGTTTGAGATAATGGCAGAGGAAGTTGAGTGCTGCGATGGGTTAACGAGGTTAGAGTTCTACGAGATTGTAGCACGTAAATGGAATGGTGGACACAGAGGACACAAGAAAAGGTCAACAAAAAAATATTGGAAAAAAGTAAAAGAAAAATTATGAAAAATATATTAGGAACAACAGACGATTTAGAGTTATTTCACAAGGATGGGGATATAGCTTATAAGTACAACAAATATAGCAATGATAGCAATGGCTATTGGCGAGAGCGTACCTACGATGAGAGAGGGAATGAGCTAACATATAAAGATAGCAAGGGCTATTCGGAAGAGAGTACCTACGATGATAATGGTAATGAGCTAACATATAAAAATAGCAATGGCTATTGGCGAGAGCGTACCTTCGATGAGATGGGGAATGAGCTAACATATAAAGATAGCAATGACTATTGGGAAGAGAGTACCTACGATGATAATGGTAATGAGCTAACATATAAAAATAGCAAGGGCTATTGGCGAGAGCGTACCTTCGATGATAATGGTAATGAGCTAACATATAAAAATAGCAAGGGCTATTGGCGAGAGCGTACCTACGATGAGATGGGGAATGTCTTAACATATAATAGCAGCAAGGGCTATTCGGATGAGCGTACCTATGATGAGAAAGGGAAGGAGCTAACATATAAAAATAGCGATGGTGTGATGCGAGGTTTCGATATTCCCGAATATACAATAGAAGAATTAAAAGAAATGTTAGGAAAAGAATTTAAAATAAAATTATGATAGTTAAGACAAGAGATAACTTTATGTGGTTTGATATAACCGCAAAGTTGAAAACAAAATCAGCCATCAAAGAACTATGGCAAGCATTTGAATTGTATGAGTTAACGGATGAGGGAACAGACCATCTACTTGAGAGCATAGCAGATGTAACACAAGCATTAAAGTACTCAAGGATTTGTATCGGATTGGGATTCCACAAGCAGGATGAATGGTTTCATAATGCAGACAAGATACTCAAGGATGGGTATTGGTATGCCAAGATAAATGATATAAAGCACTCATCAATTATTGCAAATGTATAAAAAAAGTATTATTATTGAAGTATGAAAAGTAAGATGGATGCCCTATGGAAAAAGATACTTGACCTAAAGATGAAAGGTGGAAGTGCTGAGGAGATACGGACTCTTCAGCAGATGGCTGACAAGCAGTTAGTAGATACATTGCAAGTAGCGATGGCAGACAATAGCTTCGCTAAGTTTGTGTTTGGCTCACACATAGAGCCAATAGATGACACATCATTCTACGATGTATCAAAGCTACACGACAAGGCAGTTGATGTCATCATATACCAAGACAAGTATTACATTGAGATACTTAGCAATGGCTACTATCTATACCGACCATCGGGCAAGGGATTTGGCAAGCGTTCAAAGAACTTAGAGACCATCGAGAGATATATACACAAGAAAGCATATGAATAGAAGACAGACATCAATTGATTGCTACAATGCAATAAAAGAAAACGGGTTGTTATCTAAAAGAAGAATGGAGGTTTACGAAATTCTATTTAGATACGGAGATATGACTGCAAACGAAATAGTTAGGAAATCAAAGGCTCACTATCCACACACAAATCCTTCTTCTTTTAACGCAAGGCTATCAGAATTAAAAAAATATGGGGTAATCATAGAGGTGGGAGAGAAGAAAGATATTGTTAGCAATAATAATTGTTATATATGGGGACTAACAGATAGGATACCTAAAGATATAAAGATATCGAGAAGCACAAAGAAATCAAGAGTGAATGACGCTTTAAATTCTTTAAGACAATTATATAAAACCAAGACAATAGCAACGGATGAGGATTGGAAATCAGTTTATGATTTGATTAAACGTATATAGTTTATACACAAGAAAATAAATTAGGAATTGTAGAATGTTTAAACTAAATTTGTACCAATGGAAAATAAAATAGTATTGCACTACGCAAAAAAAGGAGAGGATGTTAAGAAGATAGACATCCAACGAAAAGAGTTAGCCGAAGAGGTTGACAGATTATGTTTTGGTGATGACCCATCAAGTGACAAGGTTTATTTATTTATAGCCCACGATGCAGACTACTTTTTGTTTGTAACTAAAAGCTACATAGAGATAGAAGAACTAATCAAGTCACACAAAAGACTAATCGTACCCGAAAAGTTTCTTATTCAAGAGTACGATAGCTTTGAGGCAGCATACAAGACAGCAATAGAAATGAAAAAATAATGAAATCAACAGAAGAATTAATCAAAGAAGTAGGACGAGAGGTAGTGATGCTACTAATCGAAAAGAACAAGGCGTATGGCGACACGGCTAATCAGCCACCACAAATATTCTCAAAGCTATCTCCGATAGAGGCAATCCTCTCACGGATAGATGACAAGCTAAGTAGAATAAAGACGGTTGGATTAAACGACAAGACGGAGGACACGGTTCTCGACTTGATAGGATACCTAATGCTATACAGAGTTCAGTTAGAAAAATTAAAATTAAAATCAAAGAAATAAAATTATGGGAAAATCAAAAGAATTATTTAATCAAATGCAAGAAGAGATGATGTATCAGTACACAGATGATGACTACAGATACGAGGAGTGGAGACGCAACAACAGAGAGAGACTAAGCTACGAAGAGACAGAGGTGGTATCATTCACGTTCGACAAGGACAAGGCATTGAACACCATCCTATCATCTATCAGCACTATAGTAAAGGACTACGAGAAGAAAAGAAAATGAAAAGAGAAATATTCAATCAGTATGTAGAGAAGACCTGTAAGGTATTTAACATAGAGCCATCACAACTATTCAAAAAGAATAAGGCGAACACAATCGCAGATGCAAGACACCTATTGTATTACCTATGCAAGCATAGAGATATGAAATTGATACAGATACAAGAGTATATGGATGACAATGGGTATGAGATAGACCACTCCCCTATAATATACGGAGTTAAAAAGGTTACCAAGAAGGTAGAGTCTGATAGAGATTGGAAGACCATTGTAGATAGATTAAAGTAGATATGTATAGCTTGGAAGAAGTATTCAATCAGTCTAATGAAGACCGATACGCAGCCCGATTAAATGGTGTTGGATACATATCCAATACGCTATACGGAGTAAAGATTATAAGAGACAACATCACATCAGATGTGGAGATACTGCACGCACAATTCAGCGAGGGGTACTACGCAGAACTAACTGAAGACCAAGTAAAAATATTTTTAGATAATGGTTGGAGGTATGGAGTTTTTGTTGTAGCTTTGTCTAACTATTGTCTAAAGCTTGACTCTATTGAGAATAAGATAAAGGATGCGATGAGCAGGAGAGGAAGTAAAAAACTTGTTCAGATGCTCAAGGACAGACGAGATGAGGTATTAAAAAAGTACACAGAAATAAATAACAAATTAAATAAAATTAAAAATGACAACAACTAAAAAAACAACAACAAAAAAGCAGACTACTTTTGAGAAGTTATCTGCCATCAACGTCAACAAGTATGTTGAGAAGAAGAGTAACCTAACGTATCTGTCTTGGGCAAATGCGTGGAGTCTTACAAAGAGTAACTGCCCCGATGCCACCTATGAGATAGGCGAGATGTTAGTGGACAATGACTTAGGTATTATGTGCTACACATCTGTAACCATAGATGGAGAGACTCTAACGATGTGGCTACCTGTAATGGATAGCAAGAATCAAGCGATGAAGAAAGTTCCGTACTCCTACACTACACGATATGGAGAGAAGCAGGTTGCTGCTGCCACGGCATTTGATATCAATAAGACGATTATGAGATGCTTGGTTAAGAACCTTGCGATGTTCGGCTTAGGTATCTACTTGTACTCAGGAGATGACTTGCCACAAGATACGATAGCACAAGAGCCAATCAAACCTACACCAAGTAAGTCAGAGGTAGTGGATACCGACTCACCAAAGTGGGAGGCATTGGTAAATTTCTGTAAAGAGAATAAGGCTATCGGATACAATGCAGTAGTTAAAAAGATAAGTGCATCATACACACTTAGCGACAATGCACTTGCTGAGATTAAGAAGATAACTAAGTAGTATGGACGTATTAGAATTGCTTAGAGATGACGAGCAGTATTACGGCTCGTTTGGGAAGCAGTACCTGTCTAACTCAGACATAGGCACACTACTGAATGACCCAACAAACTTCAGAAAACCACAGAATGATAATGTAAACTATCACAAGGGTAGATACTTTCATCAGCTAATACTTGAGCCTGAGAAGGCAAAGGAGACCAACTTTATTGATGTGTCAAGTAGGAATACAAAGGCATACAAGGAGCAGGTTAACGCCAATGCAGGTGGTATCATTATGCTTGAGAAAGAGGGACAAGAGATTCGAGACTGCGTGAATGCAATGATGGGTAACCTATCATTCTTTGAGGGAGTGAGAGAAGAGGGTGTAGAGTATGAGGTTCCTGCCATCACAACTATTGATGGACTCCAATGGAAGGGTAAGGCTGACATCGTATGTAACGATAAGCTAATTGACCTAAAGACCACAGGAGATATCACTCAGTTCAAGTGGTCAGCACGTAAGTATAACTACGATAGTCAATGCTACATATATCAGAAGCTATTTGGTAAGCCATTAGTATTCTATGTGGTAGACAAGACAACAAAGCAGCTTGGTATATACCATCCATCAGAGGAGTTTGTAGCAAGAGGCGAAGAGAAAGTAAACAGAGCAGTATCAGTATATCATAAGTTCTTTGGCGAGAATCCAAAGGAGGATATAAATGAATACTATATAACAGAAGAACTATAAAGTAAATTAAAATAAATATTATGTCACAAAAAGAAAAAGTATTTGCAGACGGCTTCTCATTCAAGAGAAAAGAGAACGCCCCCGAATTTGTCGTAGGACGACAGTCAATTAAAGTAGATGCAGCAATTGCATTCCTACAAACACACCAAAAGAATGGTTGGGTAAACCTCGACATCAAGATAGCAAAGGGAGGAAACTACTATTGCGAACTTGATACGTGGGAAGCACCTGCCAAAGCCGAAGAGGCAGCTCCTAAAGCCACAGCTACTACAGCGAAGGCAGATGATAGCTTGCCTTTTTAGGTTTTTTTAATTTCATATTTTTTGTCAAAGGGAGATTACACATCTCCCTTTTTTTACCTCCTTATAGGTGCAGACTTTGACTCTCCTATACTACTACTACTACTACTTATATACTTATTTATTTTTTACTAAGAATTCTGAAAAAAAGTAAGCATTATAAGCACAGCTATTAATAATCAATAACTTAGAGAAATAAAATTAACATAAATCAAACACAAAATGAACACAGATAACAAAAAACAAACACAAATGCAGCCAAGAGTAACAATATTTAAGAACATTAAAGAGACCGAAGCCCCTTTCCACAGGGAGTTAGAGGTGGTATTACTAAGAATCAAGAACGGAGCCACCAAGAAACTCGTAAAAGAAATAAGACAGACTAAGGACAAGATAGAGAGGAACGACCTAAAGAAAAGGCTTCCTGCTATATGCTTTAGTGGTATCTTTCAAAAGAGGAAGGATACATCTATCGAAGAGCATAGCGGAATCATCTGCCTTGACTTTGATGGATACGAGAAAAAGAAAATACTTCTCGAACACAAAGAGAGATTAAGCAAAGACCAATATGTATACTCAGTATTCATATCTCCATCAGGGTAATGGTCTAAAGGCTTTGATAAAGATACCTGCGGATATAAACAATCACGTAAACTATTTCAACTCACTTGAGAAATACTTTGATAGTAAATACTTTGACAAGACATCAAAGAATATATCTCGTGTATGCTACGAGTCTTATGACCCATTGATTCACATCAACGATAAGTCATCTCTATGGGATACGATAGCAGAGCCTGAGTACAATGAGGTAGTAAAGAATAGAGATACGCCAACGATACCAATCACAGATGAGAATAAGATTGTAGATATATTAGTAAAGTGGTGGACAAAGAAGTTCCCAATGGATGATGGACAGAGAAACCAACACGCATATGTACTTGCTGCTGCGTTCAATGACTATGGTATAAACAAATCACTTGCAGGGTATGTACTAAACCAATACGAGGATGCAGCGAATGACTTCTCCAAGGCAGAGATTGAGAGGACTATAGACTCAGCATACTCTCAGACTGCAAACTTTGGAACAAAGTATTACGAGGATGAGGACAAGGTAAATGCCATCAAGTCTAAGATGATGAGGGGTGTATCAAAAAAGGAGATTCGCCTTCAGTTAGAGGATGCAGGGATTGATGGCGATAGTATTGAATCTGTAATAAATATAATTGAGAAGGAGAATGCACAGCAAACCTTTTGGGAAAAGAACGAGAAGGGTGTTATAAAATTAGTACACTTTAGCTTTAAGAAATTCCTTGAGGACAATGGCTTCTACAAATACTGCCCCGAAGGCAGCAAGAACTATGTGTTTGTAAAGGTTACAAACAATCTAATTGACCACACATCAGAGAAAGAGATTAAGGACTACGTCTTAAACTACCTCATAGAGTTAGATGACCTTTCGATATACAACTACTTTGCAGACTGTGTAAGGTACTTTAGAGAGGAGTTCCTTACCTTGCTATCAACCATAGACATTTACTTCATTGAGGACTCTAAGGATACGTCGTTTATATATTATAATAACTGTGCAGTAAAGATTACTAAGGATGGCATTGAGCCAATTGACTATCTTGACTTGGGTGGATATGTTTGGAAAGACCACGTAATAGATAGGAAGTTCACGATGTGTGATGCAGAGGGTTCAGACTACAAGGTATTTATATCTCGTATATCTAACGATGACAAGCAAAGGGTTCAGACTATGGAATCCACGATTGGCTTTATGATGCACGGACATAAGAACCTTAGCTACTGCCCTGCTGTTATACTTAATGACGAGGTAATGAAGGAGACTCCCGAAGGAGGTACAGGAAAGGGATTGTTTATGAACGCACTATCCCAAATGAAGAAACTCGTAGTGATTGATGGAAAGCAGTTTGCATTTGAGAAATCATTTCCATACCAATTAGTGTCAGCAGATACACAGATACTATGCTTTGATGATGTCAAGAAGAACTTTGATTTTGAGAGACTGTTTAGTGTAGTAACCGAGGGTATGACATTAGAGAAGAAGAATAAGGATGCAATCAAGATACCATTCTCAAAGTCTCCTAAGATTGGGATAACAACTAACTACGCAATCAGAGGTTCGGGTAATTCATTTGCAAGACGCAAGTGGGAAGTAGAGTTACACTCTGCATACAATAAGAACTACACTCCTCTTGATGAGTTTGGAAAACATTTCTTTTCCGAGTGGGATGATGATGAGTGGTGTCTGTTTGATAACTATATGATATTCTGTCTGCAAGGATACCTAAGCACAGGTTTAATTGAGAGTGAGTCAGCTAATAAAAAGGTTAAGGACTTAGGTCAAAAGACACATCACGAGTTTATTGAGTGGTGTGGATTAATCCAAGGCTCTGAAAAACCTGATTCATTAGAGACAGGCATAAGGCTTGAGACAATCAATCTCTATAACGAGTTTAAGAGAGACTACCCCGAACAGCAGAACCTAAGTGCAATTGCATTTAATAGATGGCTTGTAGAGTATAGCATATATCTCACAGGAGAATCGCCAAAGATAGGTCGTACTTCATCAGGTAAGTGGATGCAAATAAAACGAGTGAGTACCATAAACTTTTAGTAGGATATGGATAAGGTACGCATATTAAAGGGAGAGTATAAGAGTGGGATAACTAAAAGGATAGCAGGATTTTCAGACGAGATGATGCATAGACAATGCGAGATATTTCACAATATTATATTCAGAACTAAAGAAAAGAAGGTCGGTCGAGGTCGGGCTGCACACATCGTAAAGACGAGAGTCTACGAGTCAAGCAATGAATTAGATGCCAAGACCAAGGCATCGCTAACACACTACAAAGAACTAATGGAAAAACCAAAACAAATTAAATTCAGAGATTATCAAGAGGAGATAATATCAAAAGGCACACAGATACTTATGAAGCACGGCTTCTTATACTTAGCTATGGAAGTGCGGACAGGCAAGACCCTTACAAGTATGGGGATATCGCAGCTTATGGGATGTGAGAATGTCCTGTTCATAACAAAGAAGAAGGCAATCAGTAGTATTGAGAATGATTTTAATCTACTCAGACCTGACTACAACTTAGTGGTTATAAACTACGAGTCACTACACAAGGTTGACAGTTCAATTAAGTTTGATGTTATCATCTGCGATGAGGCTCATAGTATGGGAGCATACCCCAAGCCAAGTGGAAGAGCAAGGGCAGTAAGGGATATGATTAAGAAGAGCAAGGCATCCGTGATACTGCTATCAGGTACACCAACCCCTGAGTCTTATAGTCAGATGTACCACCAAGTATATGCCATACCATCTAACCCATTTAATAAGTACGTATCGTTCTATAAGTTTGCTAAAGACTACGTGATAGTAAAGCAGAGAAAGATAAATGGATTATTTATCAACGAGTATAAGGATGGGTTGACTACTATATTAGACGCTATGAAGCCATACACTATTGCGTACACTCAGAAGGAGGCAGGCTTCAAGGTAGACACACGAGAGCACGTACTTGAGGTAGAGATGTCAGACCTAACACACAGCATAGCAGGCAAGCTAAAGAAGAACTTAGTAGTAGAGGGCAAAGAGGAGACCATACTTGGTGATACACCTGTCAAGCTAATGATGAAACTACATCAGATATACTCAGGCACAGTTAAGTTTGAGTCGGGCAACTCTAAGATTATAGACTTGAGTAAAGCCAAGTATATCCACGACAACTTTGCTGACTCTAAGATTGGTATCTTCTATAAGTTTAAAGAAGAGCTGAACGCATTGATGGAGGTGTACGGAAAAGATAATCTAACTACAGAGCTTAGTGTCTTTGAAGACACAGACAAGTCGATAGCACTACAGATAGTGTCAGGTCGTGAGGGTATCTCACTACGACAGGCTAAGGCTCTTGTCTACTACAACATAGACTTTAGTGCTACAAGCTATTGGCAGAGCCGGGATAGGATGACAACCAAGGACAGGCTTGAGTCAGATGTGTATTGGGTCTTTGCCAAGGGTGGCATAGAGAGAGATATATATAGAGCTGTCAGCAAGAAAAAAGATTATACTGTCAACCATTTTAAAAAGACTTTGTTATGAGATTTGAAACTAAAAAAGATATAGATAGAGAGAATAATGCTATAGCCTTGTTCTGCAAAAAGTTTTCTGCCGATTGGGAGAAGCTAAGTGAAAATGACATAGACTTTAAAGTTACAAAAGATGATAAGGTTTGCTATATAGAAGTTAAAGGTAGAAATAAAAACTTATCAGATGCGTATCCACTCCCGTTAGCAGGAAGGAAGATGGTTAAGTTAGTAGATAAAGGGTATCAATCTATTATTATATGGGACTGTATAGATGTTTTAATCTACGGGAATACCAAAGAGATAGTTTCTCAAGGGAAGATAGGTGGGAGAAAGCCAAGATACGGTTCGCATAACGACCAAGAGTTTATGCTATATTTTAAAAAGCAAAAAGGGTTACACATTATAGAAAAGGATTCATTATATTTGTGATATGAGCGAGCAGAAGATTCAGACCAAGAGAATTAAACAGCTCGAAGCAGAGGGTTACTATGTGATAAAGCTAACCACTACAAACAAGAATGGTATACCTGACCTGTTGGCTATACCACCACACACAGATGTTTTATTTAGCGAGATAAAGACTCCCAAGGGAAAGTTATCTTCGCTTCAAGAGTACAGACTAAAAGAATTAGAAAAATATGGATTCAGAACAGAGGTATACAGAGGGTGACGAGCATCCAATAGTAGGAAGACTTGAGATGGATGGGTGGTTCTTTGAAGCCCTATCTGATTTCACAGACTACGCAGACGACATACTCACACAGCTTGTTAGTGTTACAGACTACCTACCAATAGAGGATAGATGGGCACAGCAAATGGTTGGTGTGGTAAAGGGAAAGTCTCCATTATTCTTTCGCATAGAATTTTTAAACACGGCAGGGGGACTACCATTGCTACTTGACTTCGAGTCTATTGACTCGGACACATACTTAGATTACATTAACTTAGATAAATCAATACAATTTTACTTAAATAAAAAAAAATATGATAACACAAACACAGACACAGACAATTAAAGAGACACAGAACTCAGTAAGAATGAACGCATTAAAGGATATTATCCAACACCACTTAGGCGTGGATGTAATAAAAGATAAGTCCCGAACAAAAGAAAAGGTAGAGGCACGTATGATGTTCTCCTACATAATGCACGAGAAAGGATATGGACCATCTGAGATAGGAAGGTTCCTAAAGAAAGACCACACAAGTGTTATCCACTACTTAAAAACATTTCCTTGGTACTTAAAAACAGACAAGGCATTGAGTGAAGACTACGCTGTTGTTAGGAAATCGTTCGTAAATGACTTGGGTCACATATTTGAATTCACAAATTCAGAACTAACTAAGGAAATCTTTTTTTTGCAAAACAAAATAAATGAATTATATTCCGAGCAGAAACAATTAAAGGATAGCATTGAATCATCTTACAAGACAAAGGGCAGGCTCCAAAATATATTTAAACTTATACAAGAGCGAACTCGAATTGGGGCAGAAGATGAGGTGCTAAAGAAGTTGAATCATTTCTATAACGGATTACAATAACACAATGGCAAAACCATCAGCATACGACAGAGAGAGAATAGCTCACATTAACTATCTGATGGACACAATCAACGACTCTTCTAATGTTATATACGAGTCTTTAGTTGACCGAGAATTTAAGCCACTAAAGAAAGAACTAAAAGACTTAATCTCTTTTCTCAGGGAGATTGAGTCTTCATTAGAAGATGAAATATAACTACACATTTTTTTTCAAGGAGCACGAGCTGTTCGACTTTCTAAAAGAATACTTTGTTCAAGACTTAGAGAAGTCTAATGATGAGATGTCTCGTCACGATTGCATATCAAAGGCATACGAGATGGACATAGAGTTGAAGTGCAGACGAAAGCACTACGACAGTCTAATCATTGAGAAGAAAAAGTATGATGCACTAATGAAGAGGGCTAAAGAGAATAGCACAAGACCCGTATACATAAACTCTACACCTGAAGGGGTGTGGGCTTTCTACTTACTAAAGTATGGAGATGTTGAGTGGGAGATGAAAGACCTACCAAGGCATACTGATTTTAATGGAAGGAATAATATCTCCAAGGAGATAGGATACCTCGACATATCTAAGGGCGTTAAACTAACTTAATACAATGAACAACAATCAAAAAAAATACTTAGAATTTACAGCAGCATTGGCATTAAACTCAATGCTACTGTATGTTCTGTATAGGGTAGTTACAAGTCTCTAATCGTTTTCGTATAGCTCTTTATATAAGTCAGGGAAAAATTCTTTTACCTCTGATTTTTTTAGTTTAGACTGACTCTTGCTTGACTTCTTCTTTGATTTTCTCTTTCCGTAACCCGGTCTGTATGATGGTGTTATACCAAGTGCATCATAGAAGTCTTCGTCCTCACCGCTTCCACCGATAAGATTATATATACCAATGGGAGAATCAAACTGTGCTCCAATAGATAGTTCTATTATAGGCTTAACAGCCTTTATAACCTCATCATCTTTTAATAGTTTGTAGGACTTCTGTACCTTTCTTGACACGCTCGTGAATGGATTAACACCCTCGCTCGTGAATGCACGTTTGCCCCTTGCCTTACTTACTGCTTCCTCAATAGCTGTTCCTGCTAATGGGATTTGGTATAGTATATTAAGACCCAAGGCTGCATCTTTAATAGCCTGCCAAGCTCTATCCTTATCTTCGTCATCTCCCTTGAGCAATACCCCTGAGTAAGCTGCTGCTGTAAATAATGCGTTAGCTACAGATACGTTTAGTGCCAATGCTCTGTAGTCCTTTAGGCTACCGAACTCACCCTTTGTTGGCTTAAAGTTTTTAACTATATTATTCGCACTTTGAAACGTCTTATTCATCTGAAGAAATAATGTGCTACCAAACATAGTGAAATACTTAGATGCGAAATTATTGTCTTGTTGTAAAGGAATCTTCTCTGTACTTCTCCTTGTCTGTTGCGTTGCGTTATAGTTATTAAATGCAGATAGGGCTTCCGCTTTACTCATACCATTTGCAATATTCCTATTGTAAACTGCCTTGTACCCAAGCACTCCTAATATATCTCCCATAACAGTAAATATACCTGCTGCTTTTTTAAACCCTCTTACTGCTGCTCCCCTTCTACCTTGCTGAGAGCCTATCTTTTTATATGTTCTACCGCCTGATTCTAATCCAAACACATCTCCTTCCATACCCCTCTCCATACGATTTTTAAATGTGGCTGATATTTCTTTAGACTCTTTTATATTCTTAGGTAGGTTAGCTAATACCTTAGCATAATCCAATGCAAACATTACCATATCCAATCCCGGTGTTGGCTTGCCCTTTACAAATGAATAGTCTTCGTATGCCTGAACAAAAGATGTTGACTGCTTTAAAACCTGTATTGGTTTAAATGCTAACGCAAACCCTGTAAACTTACGTTGAATCCAACTGAGAACACCACTCGTAGTCTTTGGTCCGGCATCAGGATTTATTGCATAGTTTAAGTTCTGACTAAATATCGAGAATAATCCTGTCTCTACCAAAAGAGTTTGAATGTCAGGTGATTTATAAACCTCGTTCATCTGCTTAACACCAAGGGCATATGCCTTGTATCGTTCCATATCCTTTATATGCTGTTCAACTACATCAGTAAACGACATACCTATCTCTACGTCTCCCTTTGTATCAGTTCTCTCTTGCAATGCAGGAGACGTATCTGCGGTGAATACCTTACTGAAGTCTCCACTAATCATATCTGCTGCCTTTTTTTGTGCAGATATAGTCCTTGTAGGGAAGTAGTTTTCTACATAGCCTAAGTTAACATCATTAGCCTGTACATAAATATTATTTACTTCATTAAAGTATTTATTACTAAAGTAGTCTACTATCTGATTAGCTATACCAATCCCTTCAGGTTTTATGAAATCCTCAATGAGCTTCATTTTCTCTTCAGTAAACCCTTGTTTTTGAAGTTTCTCTCTTTGTACAGGATTTAAGGACAATGCATACAATCTCATCGCTTGGTCTCTATTCAATCCCTCTCTATACGTTTTACCTGTTTTAGACTCTTTGATGCCATCAAGTATTAAGACATCTGTTCCTAATGTATACTTCCATTTTCCCCAAACCTTTCCTGCTTCTGAATTGGAAATAGAATCCATAACATCTAACTGCTCAAATACTCCTGCAAGATTCTTTTCATCCATATCATTTAGTTGGTTGTAGAATATTTTAGTAAACATTCCTTCCTTACCCCTATCTAATATATTAGTAGTAGTACCTAAGTGCTGAAGGCTTCCTCTAAAGAACTTTATTATTCCATTCGCATCGTACTTACCACTTTTTCTAAACTTACCATTTTCTCTAAACTCATCTGTAAATGCAATTACCTTATTCCATATACCCTTTGCTTGAAATGACTTATATATTCCTTCTTTTTTATTTCTTAATATATTTTTTCCTAACTGCTTTCCTTCTTCGTTATACAACTCTTCAAAGTCCTCAGATATCTGCTCATTAAACTTCTCCTTTATGTTGTTTACAGCTATCCTTCTTGCCTCTCTTCTATTATTAAGCCTTGCTATAGACTCGGCTCTGATTGTTTTAACTTCTTCAAACAATTGATTTACTTCTTCAAGGCTCATCGTCATCACATCTGCAAATGTATCAAGAGCAATTTGCTTATCTATTAATGCTCTTTCTTTTGCTGTTAGAGTTTTTCCTTCTTCTATATTATCTAACGCTGCTGTTATAAGTTCTTCATTAATCTCAGCTTGCATTGCTGCAAGACCCTCGAAGTCTTGATTCTTAACTAAGTCCAATACCCTTTTTGCTTCCTTAAAGTATGACTGACCAATGGCATCTAATCCTTTGGACCTTTTCCTGTTGGCACTTGTCCTTGCAGTCTTAGATTTATCTCTTGCAATCTTGATAATCTTATCAATAACCTCATTCTTTAGAACCTGACGTTGCTTTTCTAATTGGTTTAGAACAACTTGAACCTGCCCATCAAAGTTCTTGGGTGTGGTATTGTTTACTGCCTTTATTAATTTGTTTAGTGCAGTATTAGAGTAGTTCTTAGACTTAGGCATTACCTTTCTTATGAACATCCTCAAGCTACGTTGAGCATCAGTAATTGTATCTGCTCCAATCTTCCTTTGTTTTAGTGTATTCCTTATATCTGCAATCTGCCTTGATACGTTAGGACCTTTCTTAATACCAAGCACTCTATCTAAAGCTACCTGTAGCTCTAATTGAACCTGCTCAGGCTGAATCTTATATATTGGATTACTCTTTAGTATCTCTTGAGCTTTCTCTCTAATCTCAGCAAAAGACTTAGTCCTTGTAGTACCTACACCACCTCTTGGTCCTTCTGTAGAAAACTTATTTGTCTTCTCTGTCGTTTCATTAAATAATTTTAGACCAACTTCAACACCACCTTCAACGTTACCAAACTCCTTTGGCATTGCTGTGAATAAATCTATATCAACTTTTAATGCTTCGTTGATATCAGAGTCTTTGAATCCTCTTTCTTTTAATACAACCTTAATGGACTCATTACTCAATGCATTATTTCTACCTATTTCAATAATACTTTGCATTGATATATTCTTACTGAACGCAGCATCAGGGTTTTTTAACTTTTTCATCTGTGCATCACTAATCTTAATCTCCTTACCTGAGAATATATCAGCAAGTGCACTTCCCAAAAACTCGTCAAGAGTTAGATTTTGAATCTCTTCTGCTGACAAGTTTTTAGACATTTTAAATTGAGATTTGATATATTTCCACACCCCAAGTAACCATTCTGTAAACTTAGACTTTAGTGCAGAGTCAGCTATTGTTTCGCCTTTATTACCAATTAATATAGCCATCGCTTCATTCGTGGCTTTATCTACGTCTCCATTAAACAAAGCTAATTGTTGCTTAAATGTATCAGTTTGCTTAACAAGCTCGGCTCCTTTGTTATATATCTCTCTTCCTTTTTTATTAGTCCTCAAGTAGTCAGTCCATATGTGACCCATCTCGTGAATCGCAGTATTAAACATAGCAGACTCAGAGTTGTGAACATCAGGGTTTATATATATATCACCATCTACAGTAACACCATATACTATCTCATTTCCTTTTAAATAAACTTTAACTCCATCAGACTGAAGAACATTATTAAATGTATTTGGGTCAGTCGATATATTAACACTTGGAAACGCTGTGTTTATAAAAGATATTAGCTTATTAATATTAGAAATATTACCCTCAGATATTGCTCCAATAAACTCCAATCCCGGTAATCCGTTTTGTACTCCAATTGTTTCAGTAAGTATTGTGCCTAAACTTGAGGGCTTTAATTGACCCGGCTTTAATCTTTCAGATTCATCCTTTCTTTTTTGACTCTCCTCTACTTGTTTTTCTGTAAAGGTTTTCTTTTTTGCTTCTGCCTTTGTTAATCCGATTATCGCATTATTAAAAGCAGTTGGATATACATCTTGTATAGGGGCTGACTTTTCTAATATACCAATAGATTTACCTTTAACTCCAAACGGGTAGTTAGGGTGATTGGTTTCAATAACATCAGGATTAAGTACATCAACTCCCTGAATAGCTACAATACTTCTTTGAGGGATATTTGCCATTTGATTATCAGTAATCAAATCAGTAATGGTCCCTATGTGAAATAGTTCTTTTGATTCTATGGGCATTCCTTTTATAAGAGCGTCAGCTACTGACCCCTCCTTTGGTTTTCCCGGACTTACTTTTTCTCCTGCTCTATTTGCTTTTCCATAGGCTATTTTTTCCAATAAAATTCTTCTTTGAGGTAAAGAAAGTTGTTTTATTTTATCTTCAGTAATGAGCGATTCAATACTCTCCATACCCTCAAGCATATTTATTATCTTATCATTAGCATCAATCGCTTTTTGATATGCTTTAGATGTATTTTTAGTTAAACCACCTTCAGATATTGTTTCTTTTTTATTTTTAGTATCTATGTTTATGGTATCTCTAAGAATATTAATTGCGTTTATTTTATTCTCATCAGGTACAATAGACATATTGTCTGATAATACCCTAAAGGTAGCCTCATTTGATAACAAAGAACCCTCTCCCATCTTCACTACATTCATTGGAACCAATCCGTTATATTCAGGATTGTCTTCCCAAAATTTATTAAATAAATCTACATTATCTTGATAAACTTTTTCTGCCTTGTTCAATAAATCTCTTGCCTCTGCTTCTGATGTGTTTGCCCAAGCTGCATTCTCATTACCCTCGGTTCCTGTGAACCCTAAACCACCTTTTAGATTTATTATAAAATTACCTGTTTTTGGGTTTACTATGTCTCCTGTTGTGAGTTGGTCAGATATAGTGAATATAGTAGGTATACCATTTATTATTTCCAATGATACTCTTTTAATTGGTGTATCAGTCCTATTATTTAATTCATCTACATCTATATCTACTCCTTCCTCTATTTCAATTTTTGTTGCCACATTACCTGAAGGCAACTCATTAATTTGACGAGTTATATCTTGTGTCAAATCAGCACTTGGACCAACCTCTGTATCTATATCTTCTTTACTTTTTAATCTAAAATCTACTTTAGGAGTTGGCTCAGATATGAGTGCTCTTAAATCAGCGACTTCCTGCTCATCAGCTTCTACCTCTTGCTCTGTTGTTACCTCTTCCTCGACTTCAGCTTCACTCAACTTTGTTTTCTCTTGAAACTTCTCATCAACAACTTTGTTATTTATTTTATATTCAGTAGTCGGACTACCTTCCAATGTTCTTACCTTTGTTATGTATCCTTGTCTTTCGAGAGCATCATTAAAAGGGCTACCTTCTTTAGAGGGTTGAGTAAACTTAACCAACTCAACGTCATTCATTCTCATAAGGTATAGAGCTTCTAACATTATATCTTTGCCATACCCTTGCCCTTTGTTCTTCGATTCCAAGATAAATACTTCTCCTCTTTTTTCTGACATCGGACTTTTTCCAAAGTCAACTCCTTTTACCCTTCCTATTATATTTGCGTTTTCGTTCTTTATTTCAAAAGATGAGGTTCCGTTAGGCATTGTTATAGTATTACCATCCTTCATTACAGGAACATTGTATGCTGATTTATACATACCCTTGGCTCCTTCTTGAGTGCTTAGTAATTCTTTGACTTGACCCAAGGCTGCATCTACTTTTTCCTCGACTTCAGTCGGTTCGGTAACGGTAACTTTTCCGGGTACTGTTTCTCCCATTGTTGGGCGACTTTCGGCAGGTTCTTGTGCATCCACCGTCTCTGTGCTTGGCTCTTGAATGGCATCTTCTTTTACTTCTTTTAGTTTTTCTTCTAATATACCAACAACCTCAGCGTCATTAGTAACTGTTGCGTTTATTTTTTGTAATTCATCGGCAGATGATTCATCTATTCTTTTAAGGAACTCTTCCTTTGATACGGGAACCATCTTTCCACGAATCCCTTTCTTTATTCTATACTCAGGCAATGCCTCTCTTACGTCTGTAGCAGATGCTTGCTCTGTAGTAGATAGAACACCCTGACCTGCTAATACAACCTGCTCCTCTTGAGGGAGTAGATTGCCTGTCTCAACCGTAGATGCAAGCTCTGCATCTATCTCTCTAATCTTTTCACCGAATACAGACCTTCTATTTTGAGTTGAACTTAACTCTTCTTTTGCTGCAAGAAGCGTCATTATCCTCGCTCTAACTGCTCTATTCTTTCCGCTATAAATAATCCTTTCTATCGGGGCTGCATCTTGTAGGTCTTTAGCATCTCTTCTTAGTCCTACATTCTTTTGTATTCTTTGGTTTACCTCAGGAGTTATCTTACCTAATCGCTCCATATTGTTTGACCAATCTGATATTTGCTTATCTGAAGAAATCTCTTTGGATATGAAGTTTATATCTGTGAACTTGTTAGCTAAGTCTACTCTGTTCTTAGATTTTGTTTCTCTTGCTAAGTTGATTGCCATATTTGAGGTGTTGTTACCAAGACCACCTCCTGCTTCAGCTACTATCTCCTTGAAGTCTAACTCATCGCCTACAGTAACTTGAGCTATAGCCTCACCTGATGCCTCACCCAAAGGGTCAACCAATAAACGTTCCGCAGTCATCGCTCCTATTCTTTTTGCCTTTGAAGCCACGCTACCTACTTTTATTACTTTACCTGCAAGGGATGCTGTAAGATAATCTACTATTGCAATTGGTATACCTCTTTTTAAACCACGCTCTCTACCTCTTGCCCAAACTTCATTATCCTGCAAAGCCTCTGCCACAGAGTCAGGGTCTGATATATCATACCCAAAATGAGATATGGCATCCATCACCTCATTGGTGTACTCCATCGCAAACATTGTGGTAGCCATACCTGCTCTAAGACCATAAACCGCACCTGCACCTGCACCTGCTAAACCTGCTGCTGCTGCTCCTGCTCCTGCTCCTGTTGCAGTTGTCGCTGCAACTATCTTACTCCCATATGGAAGCATTTGAGACATTGACGATGCTGCCAACGAAACTGCCCATTCTATCGGGTCATCTGCAATTACATCAAACCCTTCACTAAAGCCATTAGCCTTCTCCCATCTGCTCATTACACGAGACTTATTCTCAGGCTTTTGCATAAGTGCAGCTACTATTTTTTCAGCAGCCTCTTTAGTTGATGCCTCATTATCAGGGGTAATACCCATCGAGTATTGAAGAATAATATCTCCTGCATTTCCTCTACTTAAACCTTCTTTTGCTTGTGACTTAATTGCAGAAAAGTTATCTACAAATTCTAAGGTGTTGTCTTTATCAAACTGAGTTTCTAAGTACAAGCTCGCATCCTCATATTGGTTTGCTGCTAACTGAGATTCTAACTTAGCTTTATTGTAATCGTCTATAAATAAATTTATATCGTTTGCTTCCTGAATTGTTTGAGGCTTTAGTGTGTTTAATTTCTCTGCACTTACACCATACTTTTGAATCGACTTATCGTTAAACTTATTTATATTAGCCACAGCTTGGTTGTTAACTAATACGGCATTGTCGATACGCTCTTTATTTGCGACCATAACTGATTGGTCGAAGTCTTCTCTTACTTGTTGTGCTTCATCATCGAGGTATGCAGATGCAAGCTCATCTCTCCTTTTATTTAATTCTCTTTTAAGGGATACTATATCGGTCCTTAGAACTCCGTTGTAATAAAAGGCTGACCCAAACTCAGCTCTCTGCTCAGGTGTTAAATCTTTTTCTTGGTATTTTTTTTCGTCCTCAAGGAATATTAATGCATCCCTAACTTCGTTATACTCATCGTATAATGCTTTATCTTTCTCGTAGTCTCTGCCTCTTTCTTTAAAGAACTTAATTGCTTCTAACTCAGCATTTGAGTACAAGTTCTGCTCTTTTTTTCTTTTTAATTCTTCTCTCTCACGAAACTCTTTTTCAGATTTGAGTCTCTCTTGCTCAAGTATAAATACAGACTCTTCGCCCGTTGGCACTTGAGATTCTTTAATAGCATCTATAGTTTCTTTTACTTGCTCTGCTTGAGCCTCACCTATTGGCATATCAAGTCGAGTAACATCGGCTTGTTCAAACTGACTGTATTCAGGGAATGTAGCAACGTCTGCTGCTGCTGCCTGCTCTTTAGTAATTGGGTCGTATTTAATCTCCTCCTTAGCTTCTTTTGGCTGATTCCATTCTGCTGTAGCTAATGTCTCATCTAACCTTTTATCAGCCTCTTCCCCTGTAAGGAACTTTAATTCTTCTCTTGGCTTGAAGCCACCATCAGTATCTACTGCACGAACGAAGTCATCCTGTGCTACTTCTTCTCTTGACTTGAAACCACCATTAGCATCTATTGTACGAACAAAGTCATCCTGTGCCGACCCTCTGCTTGTAGCGTCAAACTTTTCAGGAGATACATAAGTAGCATTATCTACTGACTCCCCATATAAAGTTTTCTTGTCAAACTCTTCAGGCGATACATAGCTAACCTCTTGAGATTCCGAAGAACCATCTGCCGAAGACGATACCATACCGCCTTTTTTTTTTACAGGAGGGTCTGTCTCTTGAGTCGAAGTGCCTCCAAACCCAACTAAAACTTTAAAGTCTTCAATGGGCTTATTATAGCCTTCGTTTTGTGCAACATTATACATATTACTTAATGCACCTTCATTTGAAGACATCAAGATTTTAAAGTCCTCAATAGATTTTTTGTATCCTTCGTTTTGTGCTAAAGAATATAGTTGTTGTAATGCTTCTTCGTTCATCTAATATTTATTATTTTCTATCTTTATTAAAACCCACTCATACTATTCCCCGTTGGTAAATCCATTAGCTGTTTCAAAAATGCCGGATTATCTTTACCTTTTTCCTGTGCTGATTGTATTATATAGTTTCTCATACCACTTATAAAATTTGGTTTATAAAGTTTTCCTGTATCGTCTCTACTTGTAAATATATTAACGTTACCTTCAGGACTTACTGCTGCACGATAGCCAATATCTGCAAATTTAGCATTAATAAGCTGTACTATATTAGATGCTGAACTTCTACGAGATGGATTAAATTGCTGAGTTGCATAAACAGATAAATTTTTAAATGGGTTGTTTGATTTTTTTATAGGAGCAGTAGGTCCTGTATATCCTTCTGCTGTCACATTACTATATGTTGCATTTTTTGTTAACCCTGATTGTCGAACAATTCTATTCACATCTGATATTTCTTTGTCCTCACCGAGAATTTGATTTAACCCACCAATTACAAATTGCTCTTGACTTAATCTCGTATTGCCCGTTTTTGTTTTTATTGAAAATTTACTACCATTATCAAGAATAACTTTAATTTCGTCCTTCATTGGTATAATTCGTTTTATTTTTTTATTTAAACCTCCAAAATAATCTGCTGCCTCTTGCTTTTGAGCAGCAGTTCCATAGTAAAATTTAGCAAAAATATTTGCTTCTTCTGTCTCCTTTCTTCTTCTGTCTCCTCGGTCAATCTCATATGCAGATGGCAGTCTGATTTGTTTCTCTTTCTTCATAAAGTCAGCTCTAAGAGCTTCACTTTTGTCAATCTGAACAAGAGACGCACCCTTTAATGCTCTCTCTGCATTTGCTTGTTGGATATCTGTTAAATCTGATATCACCCTCCCATTCTTATTTTCAAGTAGGATGACAGTTTCGTCTCGACTTCCATCCTCATTGAACACTCCCTTTGGGTCAAACGTTGTAGTGTACTGTTTACCATCCTTGGTAAAGCCCATAAAGTCTATAAGCGTAGATGCACCTGCCATACTATTAACGGCTGATGACACTTGGCTCTTAGCCCAATTGTCTTGAGCCTCTAAAAACAATGAGGTTGCTTTCAATTCTTCAGGTTTTACGCCAAGTTTTTTAGCTATTTCAGCAAGCTCTTCAGGGCTTTTTCCTTTTAACCCACCCCCTCTTTGTGTAATATCGTTAATTTCTTTGAATACACCTGCTTGAAGAGATGTACCCATAGATTGAACAATTTCATATTCTTCACTACCTAAGGTACTTGCCCATTGCTCTGCTGAACCTACCACATCAAACTTGTTTACTGTCTGTCTTATCCTATCTTTAAGAACTGATACCAATGCTAAGTGGTTCGGGTTAGTGTCAGGCACTAAAGTCCCATCAGGTCCTTCAATCATTCTCGCAGAGGCTACTTTACTATCATCAGGGTTTATTACAAGTCTGTGATTTTGGAAGTTTGCAAACGACTCGGTGTTAGCCATAATCTCCAAATCAACTTGAGAAAGCGTTCCATCCTCTACCATCTTCATCTTCTTTGAATACTCTTGATTGTAATCATCAAATAAACCAAACGCTTGATTTGTACCGTCCATAAGGTTTTGCATATACCTTGTGTAGTCTCTTGGACTTAGTAAACCTGCCTTTAGATTTTTATTTAGCATTAGAGCCTGCTCTTGCAAGTCTGCTGCAAAATTTAACGCAGCATCGTTTAGCTGTGTATTCTGTCCTGTAGGTATTGAGTTTAATGAATTCTGATAGACTCTTGCTTGCTCATCTAAAGCATCCTTCTTTTCTTCTCTTACACGATTCTCCTCTTGGAGCATACCGCTAAAGTTGGCTCCGACCTCAGCCCAATTTATCTGAGTATCCTGAGCGTCTCTCTCTACATATTTATAACCTATTGGCATATTGTTCTATTATTTTATTTTTGGTAAATTAAGTGTAGTTGGATACATAGAAGGAGCATAACTAAAGGGGTCTATTGCTTCAGCGTTTATTCTTTGCAAGCCCTGTTGAATTGCTTTTTCAGTAAGGGTATCATTCGATAGTTCAACTCCTTTTAATGCTTGAACTTTAGGTCTTTGTCGTATCGCAGCTAACTGCTGCTCTTCTAATGCTAATTGTTTTGCTACCTTATCTTCCCTATACAAAGGAACTTGTTCTACTGCTAACTTTGCTGCACCTAATGCACTTTGGAAACCTTGCTGTGTGGATGCTGCCGCCGCCCTCTGTGCGTCTGCTGCCATCATCTGCTGACCTGCTACTTCCTCTAAGTCTAAGCCAACTCCTAAGTCTCTTAGCCTTGACTCTTCCTCAAGGACTGCTGCCTCAATATTTGTCATCTCGTCAGCCATAGCACTCCTAATCTGCTGCTGCCCTAACTGCTGTTGAGCGAATACCCTACCTGCGGTAGCTGCCGAACCTCTCTCACTCTCTATACCTGCCTGAGTAAGCTGTGCTCCTTGAACCAACATAGCCTGTCTCTCTAAGTCGTATGCCTCTTTCTTTATAGCCTGCTGCTCTGCAAAGTTTTTATCCAACTGCTTTTTTGCATCAGCCATTGCCTGCTCTGCATTTTCTTGTGCTTGACGCTTTAATCTGTTTTGCTTTGCTGCTTGAGCAAACGATGCACCTGCTGAGACTGTGCTTATTGCTAATCCTGCTATTACTCCTGACATAATTTCTTCTTTTCTTTTATAACGTATTCAGGCAACTCGTTGTAGTCTTCGGTAAACACTTCTTTTTCTGCTTCCTCAACTGTCTTTGCATCTGTCCTATAAGTACACACCCAAACACTATCTTCGTGTATATAAGCCACCCTTTGCGTTCCTATTTCTGTTTGCACCACCATAGGTGCTTTTATTCTTTTTATCTCTGCCTTATCTGTTAAGATAGACATCTCTCCACTTAAAAAAAAAGATGGGTGATTTACCTTATGAATAAAACTTAATACCAACATCCCCTTTGGCATAAAAACTTCTCTTGTGTAAATACCATCTTTTATATGGTGCTTTAATGGCATAGTCTCCTCCATCTCTTTAGTGTGGTGTAACACCACTCCTTCCATAGATATCATTTGACTTTTAAATTCATTAATCTTTTCCCATAATGCCCCTCTGTGTTGGATAATATTCTCCAAAACAGATTCAGGATTGGGTTGTACTAATTGAACTTCATCCATATTACAGCAAAGATACAAAAATTATGGGAATGATTTCATAACCTCAGATAATACTGCGTATAGTTCTACCTTAGATGTGTTGTCGTTTGTCAGAGTAAACTGTCCGTAGTGACCCAAGATACCCTGAGATTCAGCTACTGAGTTCTTTATGTATAGTATATACTCTGTTGTTCCAACAGGTACTGTACCTGTTGAGTTGTTGACAACCACATTGTTAATACCCTGTGGTAAGTTTTGGTTTATTGCTGTGACTACACCAAACAAAGTAGGTGCACTACTGCCCCAATATACATAGTCCCCAATACTTATAATACTGCCAACCGGAGTATTGACATTAAAGTCAATCGTAGATACTGTAGTTACCGTAGTGATATTAGAGCTTGTACCTAAGCCATTTACTGAACGTAATGCGTATTGGTCTAATGATGCAGGAACCGTTCCACTATTTCTAACGAAAGCAAAGAATGTACCCTCCTTCTTTTCAAACCAATCCTCATCAATAAACCCTGTGGTCTGTTGGTCGCTAATCAATGAGACATCCCAACGGTCATCTCCTCCAAGCTCGATAGTCTTGAACAGCTTATTCTCTAAGGGAGAGTCATTGAATACTGATATTACTTCAGAGTTATACTGAACGCCATAGTAATTATTTCGAGTCTCGTTTGTATTATGCCTGTATAGGTTGCCTCCCTTCCAAGTATAAAAATAGTTATTCATACCCATCATAAAGTCAGGGTAGTACGAATAGAATGACGGGAATCCCGTAACCCCTCTATCGTAAGTTAGTGTATAATTATTTCCTGCTATTACTTCACTCATATCTTATTTTCTTTATGGACAAGTATTTACTCCTACAACAATACCATCTGTAACCTCAATATTATCTCCTGTAGACTCAACCCTATAAAAGCCATCCCCGGGAGCAAATTGTCCGTTTATATCTGTAAACACATAGTCGTGCAATGCAGGTGCTCCTGCCGTTCCTGTTACGGGTACATTATAAAGCGTTACAGGATATGTGGTCTCAGCACAGGCATTAACGGATGACACCTGTCTTGATGATGTCGTAAAAGATGTTAGCTCCGTTGGACACGCTGTTGTAACATTAAATCCTGTACCTGCACAGGGACCTGCTATCTCAAGCCTTATAATTGATGGAGTACCTACGAGCTTTGGTATAACCATAACACAAAGTCCCGGTGCTGTAGCAGTTAACTGCATATCTACTGAGTTTACTGTTACAACTTGAGTGTTACCTGTAGCCACAAAAGAAGTACCATCGTAATCATACTCGTCTAAAGTGTGTGGGCTACCTGCAAGAATACCACAATCATCCCCTGTGTTTCCAATAAATGTAAAGGGGTCATTCGCTCCTGTTGACTGCAATTTACCATAGATTGGAGAACTTAACTTATTATAAGTCACTCCATCATATACAGCTCTTACACCATCAGGCACACTAAATGGATTAAAGCTAACTACTATTGCTCCTGTATCTGTTGAGGTTGCTCCTGTGTCTATATCTAAAGTATAGTATCCTGCCGCAGCACTTGACAATGCAATCAATCCTCCACACGCTGTTGCACAAGAAGGGCAAGTCTGATTTGGTAGTAGGTAACAAGTACCTCCACTAACTACCTGCTCTCTTGATATAGTACCATCAGAGTAGAATCCTGCTGTTGCACAAGTTGTTAGCCCTGCGTCTGTATAAACCGCAGTAGAGTTGCTTAGTGTTGTTCCGTCTATATATACGTTTACTGTTGCCATTTTTTAATTCTAATTATTTTCTTTTTAACATCCACAACAAGAAGATTCCAAGTCTGCACCAAAACATAAGTTGACATTATTAGGCTTTCTATAGTCATATATAAGATATAAAAAATCTCCATTACTTCCATTAGGTACAGTAAAAGTACCCGTGTATATATTGGGTGCTCCACCTGTATCCGTAGTCATTGACGTAGCTGCAGCTAAAAGGGTTGCAATAGATGCCTGTGTATTTGGATAGTTTGTACTACTCCTTAAAAACTTAAAGTCATTTGCAGATGTATCAAATGTCGCACTATCTCCACTCAGCTTATTGAATGTAAGGGTCATACTCGCACCATTCGGTGGTATAGCCCCAACACCTTGTGGTCCCGTTGTAACGTCATAGTATGACACCACAGGGCTTCCTATATCTGTTCCAAACTTTACTTGGTTGGATGTTAGTGGCGATGTATACGTGCCATCCACAAATCTGTGTTGGTTGTGAACTTGTAGTCCCTCTTCATTCGGACTCGTCACACACACCTCAACAATACTAATAGTCTCAGATAAAGGACATCCTACCGTGAAATTAATATTCATTGGAACCCTTGATATTATCTGTATTGTTACCTCAGTTACATTTATCGTATCCTTTTGGAAGATGAGTGTACCTATACCGCTACTCGACCCTAATATCTGTGTAACATTTCCATTATAGGTAATGATTACATCGTAGTCAAGAACATCTCCGGGATTAACTACAGAAGCACTCCATCCCATAATAGTCTCTCCAATCGCTGCACCTAATTCAAAGCATCGGTTGTAAGGAGTCTCAGGTGTTACTGTTATTGTCTGAGACACATCACAGTCCACACATTCAATCTGTGCAGGTAAGTCTTGTTGGTTAGCTGTGATGACATACTCATTCATATATGGGTCAAAGCCACCAAGTTTCTGTTTATCCATTGATACAAGGAAGAGGTCTCTAAACCAAGTTCTCATACCATTCTGAGAGATAATCTCTAATGAGTCACTCGGACCACTTGCCCCTGTAAGTTTCAATACAGCACCTCTCTTTGCATCTGTGAAGTATTTATCAGGTCCCCATTGAGCAAAGCTCTCAGGGTTATTACTGATACCAAACTCCTCAATCCTTGCTATCTGAGTACCTAACACTTGAGGTACTGAGGTAAGGGTGCTTCCACCTGCTGCGTCAGAGAGTAAGTTTTTCCCTGCTAATACATATGATATCTTATCCTCTTGTAAAGTCAGTACATCTGTCTCTCTACCGAATAGTATTTCTACAGGACCAAATGATTCTTCGAGTGGCTTGAAGTTAAGTAGCCCTCTATTAAACTCATTTAGCCTATTTACATTCGACTCGTCTGAGTATACACCACTATAGGTAATATCAGCAAATCTATTAACTTGCTCAACCTCATTTGCCTGTGTGGATGTAACCCTGTTGCCAAGTGCAAAAGGTTTACCAATGGCACTATCTCTAATCTTATAGCTCTCTACACCATTTCCAAATGTAAAGCAGTTAAAGAAGTTTGTTTCGCATATAGCAGGAGTGGGTGAGCTAAGGATTTGGTCTTGAACATTACCCAAGTGCGTACCTGCTGCTAATGCTGTATCAAATATTGTAACAGGAAGAGTAGCCGGTGTAGTAGGAGATACTGCTGCACTACCACATATACCATTTACAAATAGTGCCGTTCCGGGCTGCAATACTATTTGCTGACTTCTTCCATCTAAATCAAGATAGTTAAATGCAATAGGCTGTAGGCTCTGCTAATGCAACACCTAACTCTATACGACACTTATCTGTACCTTCAACAATTCCAAATGACTCAGAAGACTCATACCAAATATCAGGAGATGCATCAAGTGGTTCGCTTTCAAATACTACTGTCTCATCTGCCCTGTATACGGTTACGTGAGCTTCGAGAAAAGACTGTCTCTTATCGCTTGACCCACAAGCCTGAGCACCTGTTATAGCTAATACTAAACTATTACTTGAAGTAAATCTGAAAAATTGCCATTTATTTACACTTACACTATTTCCCAAACGAGGAACCGTAGTACCCGTAAGAGGAACAGGTGTTCCCGGAGTTGGGTCTAAAAATTCATTTGACTGAGGACCTACATTTATAGCCCCATTATTCAATGTCAAATCAATATTATCGCCTACAAACCAATCATACATATTGTCATAATCAGCAGACGCTGTATATACTACATCCAATTGGTACTCTCTTTTTTCACATCTCCCAAGAAGTCCACCCCCTTCTCTAATATTTCTATAATGAAGCACAACCCTACTGCCTCGTGGTATATCAAAATCCTCTGCAACTCCTGATGTTGGATTAAATATATTCATAGGAACAACTATTCGAGGTGATATACCTGATTCATTTGACTTAGTATCCGCTCCTCTTAGATTTATAATAGAGTTATCTGTATTATTTACGGATAAGTTAGTGTTGTCTATCTTCATATACACACCACTTGGTATAGGTAGATTAATGGAAGGATTTTCAGATGATGGAACGTCAATAAAATCTTCTTGCTTTGCTTCTTTCTCTAATACTGTAGCATATAGGCAGCTATCTGCCGAACCCCTAACATCTCTCTTTACTATTAACCTCTGTCCGTCTGTTATCTTGGCAGCGTTCTCTCCCTCAAGTAAGAAGTATGTATCACTACTGCCGGGTTCTGTAAAATATATATTTGAGTATATAGTCTCGTAAGTCTCTCTGTCAGGCTTTATTGCAAACTTATATTTCTTTGCCCAAAATGGAGCAAGCTGTGTGGTTGGTATAGTTACGTCAATACTATTAGCTGTGTCGCAAGTAGAACAAGGGAAGTGCTCCGTATTGTTCTCACTAACTAATGCAGGAGTAGACCTATTGAACTCGTCCATATAGACTATACCTATCTCGTATCCTCTATTGCTATGCAAGCTCTTCTGAGTTCCTGTTGACAAGTATTCTATAGTTGGGTCAACAACAGATAAGTATTCCGTATATACATTAGCAGCAGTAATATTATCTTGGTATTGTATAGCAGGGAACTGAAAGGTAATTACACCTGACCCTGCCGAAGCCGTAGTTATAATTGCTTGTTCAATAGCACTTATACCACTCTGATATTTTTCATATGCACCATTAAGAATGTCAGCAAATATAGTGTTATATAAATCTGTTAATGTAGTCCCATCTTCTGCTGTAGCCATTGGCTGAATATTACCACCGGGTAAAGATATTCCTATAGCTTCTTGCCACTCATCACTTAGCCATAAGTCGTACACACTTACATAGTCTCTTATAAGAGGAAATGAAAACTCAAGAGGATTACCATTGCCATTTGTCTCTGTAGGAACAGGTGTCGTACTACCTGATGACCAACCGCTATGATTAAAAATAAAGGAAAAAGTAAGAGTTGCTCCTGCTTTTAGTTCTACGCTTAAAGGAAATTCAAATGAAACCAAAGTATCCGCAGGTGTATCTGTTCCACTTATGGTATAGGTTGCTGCTGATAGTGTACCATCAATAGTATCTGTACTAAGAGATACAGATTTTTGTGAAGTAGTGTAATCAAACCTTACATCGTTACCATCGTTGTCTATCAAGTCAAATCCTTCAGTATAGTTACCGTACATAAGTCGATTTCCCATAACTGTCTGAGCCTTACTCTAGTAAGGGTACACTATCGTATAGTCTGAGTATCTCTGACTCAGGGAGTATTGTAAATATCTTACTGTTTGTGAATGTAAAGGTCTCTTCTGCATCGTCCGTAAGACCTGCTTTCGCCTTGTCAATCTTCTCTATTATCTTTATAGTAGGGCTATCTGCTTCCTTAAATAATATGTCAATACCTTTTACCAAAGGTCCACCTGTATTGTAGGTTACCTCCGCTTGATTAAACTCATTAATCATACCCTCATTTAGCATACTATCTATTTCAAGATGAACAAAAGGTCTTGGTGAGAATGCAGGGTCTGTCCATTGAGATGTAGCTGAATACTCATCATCAGCATACTTGTATCTATAAGCAAAGCATATAAACCTCTCCTCTAAGAATGTTTCGTTTGGTGATGTGGTAACAAGAGCTACTTCAGGTGCTGCTGATGGTGGTCTTTTTATTACCAATATATCATCATAAGCAAACCCATCTACACCTGCCACGGGCTGAGAGTAACCTCTCTTAACATTTATTTCTCTTGGCTGATTAAGGTTATCTGTAAAGAATAACAAGTCCTCAACTTTATTTACGCCTGTTATTAGGTACTCAGGATTGAAGTTTAGTGTGGTATTTCCACTCCCACTTCCATCATTGATACTTATTAGATGGTATACAACTGCCGTAGTGTTTACATTATAGGACACTACCATATCAAGTTTACCTTGATTAAAGTCTGAGTCGTGTATAAACCAATACATAGTCTCATTGGCTCCATCATCAAATGCTCCTATGCACCTTGCGTTAGCAGATAGTGCTTGGTTATTATACTTTAACGTTGTTAGCTGAGTATTCCCTTTAGAGTTTTCAAGGACACCTATCTCAGAGCCTTCTGTTGACCCCATACGAATGTTTAATGCATCAATGTACTCCCCGTTTGGAACGAGTCGCTCATCGACTGATTTATTCATCCTACCTGCTATAAAGTTTCTTTGAATATTCGCCATATTATTTTAACCACTTATCTCTTCCTCTTAGATTCATTAATAATCTTCCCGGATGTATATTGCTAATTCTTATTTTTGCGTTTCTAAGTAATGCTGTCTTTCTCTTCTGTGCTCTCCTTACGACATACTCTTGGACACCTACCTTGCTATTTAATATAGCGTACTCAATGTAAGCGTAGATGAAGTCTTCAAATAACTTATTAACAGTTACCTTACTGTCGTCTCCATTCTCCATACCATCAGATACATACTCAAGTACAACAAGCTCTCCCTCAATACCTGAGCTAAAGTTTATCACACCACCCTTGGCATCTATCTTAAATGTAGGGTTAGCGTTTGCAGTCTCTGTGTTTAATCCATATCGAGCACCTATCCCATAGTCAAAGTACCAAGCCCCATCAATATTCCAACCTGCTCTCCCATAATACTCAGAGTTTTGGTTTAGGTATATAGACTGCTTAGTCCCATCCAATCTATCTTGGTCTAAGTTTGAGTTCTGAGGGCTTAATGCGTTACCGTCTATATCGAATAGTATCCTATCGTTATTGTCTTGTAGGTATGCACTTGACCAATTGGTCTGAATGTTTTCAGTCAATGGCATCAATAGACCATCACGGTACATTGATACTCTAATCCAATTTACATAGTCTGATGGTAGCACATACCTAAGCTGTGCCCCAACATTTAGTTCTAATATCTTGCTCTCTTTAAATGCGTCATAGTTTAATTCTTGTATCGCCCTCTTTGCGTGGAACAATACTTTGTAGCGAGGCTCATTGTTTACCAATGAGTGGTTCCCTGCGTACATTAACATAAAATTATTTACTATATCCTCTAAAGAAACATATTGGTATGAACCCCAATTTTCATCTTCAGGGCTTGCCCCTCCATTTTCGTAATATTGATATTGTGATATATATGCCATATGTTATTTTTCTAATGCTGTATTCTCGTTGTCCTCAGCCTGTGCAAACTGTACTGCCTTGAATCTCTCTAATCGACATACCTGCGTATTGTAGAATCTTGTTAACCAAGTTAACCTCATCGTCCAATGGTAGCTCAAAGTCTTGATAGTCAGCACTTCCTGAATCAAATACAGGCTCTCCACTTGCTAATGTTATGAATGTCCACTTAGGTGCAAATGGAAATCTAATGTACTGAGAAACCAATTGCCCTATATTATTTATTGTGTTTGGATAAGAATCCAAGAAGTCACCCTCCTGTGCGTATGCAGGGAATGTTAGGTTTGGTGCAGTAAGAATAGAATTACTTAGCATAGTAATCTTGCTGTTGCTTACCTTCTCTGCTTCCTTTATGTCTGATGCCCTATATATATTATAAGTCTTATTAGTTGCATTCCATACATTTACGCCTGACGTAGCTCCTACTGTTAACTGAGTAGAGCTGTTCACAGATGCCACTATAGTATTGTATGTAACGTTATTTGTTACCGTTGACACGATGTCTCCTACTGATACACCACTTGCTATAAAGTCTGCTGCATTGTCGTCTACAATCGTAAATGTTACTGAATCAAATGCATCGGTAGTACCACTTGCCAATTGATTAGTATAGATTAATACCTTATTAATAAGATAGTAGCTATTGTTAGTCGTTGTTGGAGATGGTAAAAAATACTGACTACCTGCATTCTGTAACAATGGTAGCGTTACTGAGAAAGAGTCTATTACCTCCTCTATACCTTTCGTAATATCTGCGTAACCCGTTCCTGATTGACGGGCATTTTCTTTCATTAATTGGTAGTTGTACTGATAGAAATAATTCTCAAAGATATCTAACTGAGCTTGCTTTGCAAACAAGTTGAAATCAGATGGGGTTATGTACCCGTAATTATTTTTGTTCAATACAGACATTACCGTCTGTCGGACCGAGTTAATCATCTGCTCTTATTTTATTACAAAGATAGGCAAAAAAAAAGACCCCACATTTTTGCGGAGTCTTTGTATATTGGTAGAGTAACTTGTTAGTCTAATAGTGATTCAAGGTGTTTTAATATCTCTATACCATCATCGCTCTTCATATAAGAGACAACTAAATCTATACCTTCTTCTCCAAAAGGTACATTTAATAACTTTGTTTTATTGGAAGATAAATTAAACCATACCTCTTTGTTACTTTTTCTAAATGTCAATAGCCCTTGGTCAAAGAATCTTTGAACCGTTCCTACTAACTGTAGCTCAGGGTCTGTTATAACATCTAAGAAATCACTTGGATTGTTCTTAGCAAATACTAATATGTCTCGCTTCATCTCTGCGGTGGATGTCTTTGATGTATCCATACCAAAGAGTACACGACATACATTCTCAAGTTGCTCTATGCTAAGTGACTTAGCCTCTATCAATGCGTCTGCTTGAACTAATAGGTAGTCTACTTCTTCTATTGCGTCCTTAGCTTTATCAACCTCTATAAACTTTTTTCCATTTAAGGGATGGTAGTGTAAGAACTTCTGTAATACTTGGTTTTCTTTTGGAACGTGAAGTAACCCATCTTCAAATACTACGGGTTCGAGAATTGCATTTCCATCCTGCTCATCCACAAAGGGAGACTTTTGATTTCGTGCATAACGAAGCTCTCGGTTAGTACCTGTACCTTCGTCAAAATACATTAATGCAAATCTTCTACTGTTTTGTGTTGGTAGCATAAAAGATAAAGGTGCTACATCTCTTGTAAGCCTGTAAGACTTGGCTTCAAATACTTTGTTTTTATTTTTCATTTAATTCTAATTTAATTCTTAAAAAAAGGGAGAGGCTACATATGTAGCCCCATCCCATTATTAATTTACTTCTTAGTCTTGGAATAAGAAGAAGTTGTTTGCACCTAACGTACATACAGCTCTCTCAGATAAGAAGTGTACTTCCATAGCATCTAAGCTTGAAGTTTTTGCTCCACCTGCTGAACCTGTAATCCACGTTTTGTAACGTCTGTCTTCAGTTTCAGAAGCTCTGTATCGAACGTGCAAGAATGGACGCTTTGCGTTTTTACCCATTACTTGGTCGTATACTGATGTAGAACCTGCGGGAACTAATAGTCCGTTTACTGCTCCTGAACCTATTCCACCACGCATAGTTGGGTCGTTTAGGTATTTCCAATCAGACTTGTAGAAGTCATATCCTCTACGGAATCCTGTGAAACCTAAGTTCAATGCCATATCCTTATCATTGTCGAACAAACCGAAAGATGCGAAGTTAGAAGCACCCGTACTTGAGTAACCGTTTAACCCTGCTAACATATCGTCAATGTCAAAAGAGAAATCTCTATCAACAAATACTACGTTCTCTTCAATCGCACCTTGCTTGTCAAGTCGTGATACTACTGTATCCCACTGAGCAAGAGTAGTTGGGGTACCTCCACCCCATACGTTTCCTCGGTTGTTAACAGCGTAGAATATACCTTCAGAACCTTTAAATCCTAAAGCTGCTGCACTACCTGCTACAGGAGTACCTGAACCCGGTACACCGGCAGGAACTGCTTCAATCATTGCGGTTTCTAAGTGGTCATCGAAACGTAAACGAGTTTCGTGCTCAGACTTTAAATACCATAGGTATCCGTTAGCTCCATTTTCAGTAGTTACTTCAATCCATCCAATTTGTGCCATATCAGAACCTGATACTGTGTAATTGTCTTTGATGATGATTGGGTTGTTCTCGAAGATGAAGTCGTCAGATTCTAATGAACCGTCCATTCCTTCAGTTCCTTTTTTGAACTCAGAACCATAGATAAATACAGTAACAGTATCTGTAGCTGCAAAAGTCTGTCCTGCTGCTTCGTAGTAAGCTACGTTAAAAGTACCTGCTGTTGTGTTAACTGCTGTTACAATACCTTTGTTAGAACCTCCTGCTCCTGCATTATCAGAAATCAAAACTGTCTGTCCAACTCGTACTGCAATACCACCTGCTGTTAAGCCGATAGTTGCTCGGTCAGGGTCAAGTACGTCGCTTACTGTGATAGTTGCGTTGCTAACTCCGGCTGCTGAACCTGAAGCACAATCAATGTACTTAACG